ATAGGCCAATCATTTACATAAGGAATACCTAATTTGTGAGATAATAATACTGCGGGTATCAATCCACCTCTAGACAATCCATGAATAACTGTTACTTGTTTTCCACTTGCTGCTATTTTATAAGCTAAAGTATCAATATATGATTCTATACCAGCCCAGTTTAAATATATCTTTTTCATTATTTTAAAGCAGGGGCGTTTGTTTCAATTGCGTGTAAAAATTCTTCTCTAATTAAATTATCCTTTTCCATAAACACACCACTAAATTTATTTGTGGTCATTACTGAAGGATGTTTAATACCTCTATGTGAACAACAAGTATGTTTACAAGCAATACTTACTGCTACTGAATTACATTTCATTTTATCAGCAATATAATCATGAATTTGTTGTGTTAATGATTCTTGCATTTGTGGGCGGCGAGAAAACCATTCTACAATACGATTTAATTTAGATAATCCAATTACATTTTCACCAGGTACATAAGCTACAGTAGCGTAACCTGTAAATGCTAAATTGTGATGTGCGCACATACTAACAATAGGAATACCGGATTGGATTACTAATCCACTATATCCTTCATCATTAGGGAATACTGTGATTTTTGGTTCATCTGTAATTGAACCTACAATTAGATCTTTTAACCAAGCCTTCGAAACTCTCATAGGTGTATCTTCGGTTTGGCGATCTGCTTTATAGTCAAAACCAACAGCATTTAAAAAATTACCATAATGTACAGCCGCTTCTTCAATCATGCTGTTTATTTCTTCTTGCGTGCGTGGTAAGCTACCATTTGATTTTTTCAATAACTCCATTTAATATAAATTTTATTTCTAATAATATAATAACTTATTTTTGAGATGCCAAATATTTAACTATCTCTCTTTTACCTTTATATTTTCTCATACTACCATCATTTATAATAATAAGAGTAGGCATGTAATCTATTTTAAGCATTTCTGATATTTCATCATTATCAGCATCATCTATATCCAAATTGTAGAATATGTATTCGGGTTTTAATTCTTTAATTTGTTCCATGATTGGATGTGTTTGATGGCAAGCATCACAATAATCAGCATTAAAATATAATAATGCTTTATTTTTATTATTGGCTAATTTTTCAAGTTGATTTATAGTCATTATGTAAGTTCTCTTTGAGTTTGTAATTTAATATCTTTTTCTTTGATAGCATCACGTTTATCATATAACTTTTTACCTTTAACTATTGCTATTTTAATTTTAAATTTACCACTCATTTCAAATATTTCTAAAGGTACAGATGTAATACCTGTTACTTGAAGCTGTTTTTGAATGTTTCGTATTTGTTTTTTAGTTAACAATAATTTTCTATCTCTAACTTCTTCATGATTAGTATGTACCGCTTGTTTATATTTTCCTATAAACATTTGCTTTACAAACACTTCATTGTTATTGATATAAATATAACTATCTTTAAAATTAATATCATGGTTACGAATAGATTTAACTTCAGAACCAACTAGCATTATTCCTGCTATATACTCTTCAAGTATATGGTAATTGTAATATGCTTTTCGGTTCTGAAGTATCATAACTATATGTTTAATGTTTTAATAAGTTGATTTTCTATATCAACAGTCGAGCGTTTTGTTCCATGCTGCTATATGCAGTCGTGTAAGACCGCGGAAGCGATATTTTTTAGCGAGCTCTAAAACAAATCGAGTTCGTTCTTCAAAATTAGCAGCATCATCTAATCCTGGCATACAAACGACGTTGGCAAGAGGTATGCTAAATGGTATGATAAAATCACGGAATATTTCTTGTACATCTTCTTCATTGGAAATTACAAATTTAAATTGATAATTAGAATGTTGCATTATACGTTTAATAGCCTCTGGGTTGATACGCTGTTTAACTGATAAACCGGAATTTGATAGTTTTGGAGAGCAGTTAATTTGGTCTAATGACTCTAAAAGTTCATCTTCAATATAGTTTGTTCCATTTGTTTCTATTTCATGAAATGGGGTATAATTATATGAATCACATTCCCACATATATTGAATAAAATTTACAATAGCTTCTTGATGTCCTTTAATTGTAGGTTCACCACCTGTCCAAATAATATGAATTGTACCATTTAAAATATCGTCATAGATACCTTGTTCTTTCCATTGGTCGATTAGATATTGAAAATCTTTGTCTTCACCTCTCCATGCCCATTGTGATGTAGAATCGCAAGTCCAAGTTGCTTTACCTTCTGCTTGTAGATCACCTACAAATATTTCTCCGTCTTCTAGTTTTTTGTCTTTAACAAGTTGGTTGAGGAATTTATTGCTCATACCACAAGTTAAATTACATAAACCTAAACGGACAAAATATGATGGAATACCAGATGATATGCCTTCTCCTTGTACGCTATAAAAGTCGCTGGAGATTAATAGTTTGTTTGGGTTAATTTTGCTCATAATATTAATGTAATAAAGTTGAAATGTAAATACCTAAATAAGATCCAGCAACACACCCTAAGGCATATCCTATCCATTGGTGAATAGCATCTTCAGATCTTGCTATTTTTCTTATAATAAAGAAACTCATGCTACCAATCATAAAATCAGTTAATGCTGCTAAATTATATTGGGTTTGAGCTACAGCTCTAAAATTTATACATAGTAAACCATACATTACTATTTGTATAAAAAACAATAAAACTGCCTCTTTAATTTTTTGTTTCATTATTGTCTTTGTTTAGCTTTCAATTTACGAGCTTTTTCAGCTTTTCTAGATTTAGTTTTTTCACCTTTTTCTTCGGCTACAACTACTTCTTCTGGTTTAATATCACGAACATTTTTCTTCCATTCGGATTTAGGTGCAAATTTAGCTCGACCGAATGATACTTCACGGTCAGCCACTTCATTATCTACTCTAAGATAGACTCCATTACTGATAATTGTTTTCATATTTATTTTGTTTTAATTTTCTTGATAAATTGATGAATTTTTTCCATGTTCAAAGCATTCTACTTTGATTACTTTACAACGACCAGCATCTGTTTTAGATAATACATCGTTGAATTTGTCATAAACTAATTTAGCTAGACTTTCACATCCCATTTTATCCATTACTCGAACATGGCATAAACCTTCCATTTCGGCTGATTTGAAGAAATCAAGGTACGGATCGTCTTTTTCAATTAGTAAGGTATGATCCCACATATAGTCCATCCAGTCTTTTAAACCATTGCCTTTAGGTGGTGCTTTAAAGCCACCGAAATCAACAATCCAATTCATATCGTCTAATTGATTTTCTTCCATTGGTTCATTTGAGGCAAACCATACTTTAAAATAAATTCCATAACCGTGGAGTAGCTGACAGTGTGAGTGTTGTGCTTTCCATTGTCTGATGGCTACAGAGTAATTGTCGAATGTTTTTGTTGAGATATATCTTCCCATATTATTGATTTATAAAGTTTAAAACATCATTATAGGATTTAACACCTGTGAATCTACGAGATTCTTGACCATTTTCTACTAATATTACAGTAGGAATACTTGTAACATTATATTTAGTTGTTACATCAGGTTCGTAATCGATGTTGATTTTTTTCACGGGGATTTGTTTTGAAATTTGGTCCATTATAGGACTAAAGGCTTTACACGGTTGACACCATGAAGCATGAAAAAAGAATAATTGTCTCATAATTTTTTATTTTAAATATAATTAATTTGTTTTAAATTTCCAAATAAACCCATAAGCAGATTTTTGTTTTCCTCTACAACAGGCTCCAACCCCATCACCTTTAGTTTTTAAAAAAATAGATGCTTCTTTTTGCGAATTCCATTCTTTTATAAAATTACCTTGAAGATCATATTGGATTACTGGAGTGTTTTGCCATGTATTTTTTCTATTTTTTCAGCGTGTGTTTTAGCTACATCCCAAGATACAGGGCCAGTTTCATCAGCATACTCTACTGGATCAGGGTGACCTAACTTAATAAAAGCTAATATTCTTTCTATTGAAGATCCTGATTTGTAGTCTGAGTACCAAGTGCCGTATACTGTTGCTTCTTGTGGGAGTTTATGGATTATCCCACCATGCTCAAATTCTATTGTTCCTAAAGATGCTTTAGTTTCAATTAAAATTGGTTTATAGCTTGTGTTAGTACGTTTATATACTTCATCAAAATCTAAACCTAATTGCTCACAACATTCTAATCCATGTTTTAAAATATCAAATTTATCAACTTGTAAAAAGGGAGCATCGTATGTTACTAAATGTGAATCCCAATTTCCTAACAAAAATGCTTTATAATCAGCATCTCTAAACTCTTGTCTACAATCAGGATAAATACTATGGTCTCCAGCATGAATACCTAAAGCAATTTTACATTCATTATTTGTTTGAGTAGCAATAGATAATGCTATTGCTTGAGCAATACTACCAAATATTTTATTGCGATTTGGTACTACAGTTGCTTTCATGTTTTCTTCAGCATAGTGGCCTTCAGGAACATCTTCTCCACCTTCTACTAATGATGAATTTAATAATTGAGCTAAACCATCTAATTTGATAATCTGATGTTTAACATTGTTTGATATATTACTGTTTATATAGTGTACTAATTCAGTTGCTCGCTCTAATTCAACTTTATGTTTTTGACCATAATCAAATGAGATACAAGTACATTGGTAACCGGATGATAGGTAATGTAGGAGTAGAGTACTTGAATCCATACCCCCTGATAATGATATTACTACTTGTTTTTTCATATTAAAATTTTTTTGTTAATGTAATTATAATGTCTGTTTCGGTTGGTGTTAGTTGGTAATAATTAGTAGCTAGTTTTAATATAGCATTTTTAAATTCACTACCAGTAATTCCTCTTAAATTTTCTAATTGTTTTTCTAATGAATCATCTTTTCTGGCTATATAACCTTCTTCATATAGTAAATCTGCCATTTCTTGACATTCATAACTATCCATAGAACAGTATACATCATCCATATCTAAGTCTATTTCTTGACAATGATCACAGTATGTGTCAAATTTTAACATCATATTTTTATTTTAAATTGTTTACAAATCTAAATAAATTGATATTTGTTTTTATAATATCAATTATATCTTTATCTATTTCTTCATCTTGAACCATATTCATATTAACCATAGGTTTAGTAGTTAAACCTTTAGCTGTATAATATTTTCCTTCGATACCAGCCATAACTGGGTTTGATGTATCGATACTTTCAATAAAAGGCATACCATCATACCAACCAAATTCTTGTGGTACAGCACATCCTAATAAATGTACTCTGTCGGTTGATGATATTATTCTATTTTTATAAAGTTTAGATATTAATTCAATTCTACCTAATGCTTTACCCATATCTTTATTTGGATGAGATGAAATTAGGTTATAGCAAGAAGCACCATATGAAAATGCTATCTTTTTATAACCTAGATCTTTATATGTTTGGTAACATTCAATAGCATCTGTTATAAAATTAAATTGTACAACAGCTACTTTAGTTATTTCTTCAGGTAATTGAATACTAGCCCATTTTCTAGCATTAATGATTGATTGAGTTTTATTTTCCCAAACATCAGGAACAATAAATTCATTTGGTTTTAATTCATTTATCCAATATAATAAACGATCTGTATTGTAAGCAGTACCTAATTCATGTAAGGAATTATCCATTATAATATAACGACTTTTTGTTTTAGCCTTATAAAAATAATTCCTATATGTTTCGTTTTGGTCTAACAAATGAGGTAAACAATAATCTCCATCTGTAAAATCTATACTTAATTCTAATAGTTCAAAAGGAACTTCATGGAAAACTTTTATTTTTTTAAACATAACAATTATTATTTTCTATAAATATATTTAAAACTATTTAAAAAACCAAACTTTTAATGAGGTCTTTTACGATAAATTTTAGCGTATTCTTTAGGACTTAATCCACTTTCTGCAAGAGATGGGATGGTTTGTTCTATTTGAGTATTTTCAATTTCTTTTATTTCTTCTATATTTTCTTCAAACAATGGTTCATCTGTTTTTTTTATTTGAGAAAAAGCAAAATTAGCAGCTATTACTAAAGCAATAGCTAAAGGATCAAAAACAAATATTATTACAAGTAATAACCAGTTGATGATTTTATCCATTGGTTTACCTGTAAGATTACTTAAATATTTTAAAGGGCCAAGTTCTGAAGTAGATGAGCTATTGGTTTTTAATTCTAAAATTCTATTATTTAGAGCAAATATAGAGTCATTTGATATATCTAATTTGGAAGATACTCTATCATCTGTTTTAGAAATATTATTAATTTGCTTTTCAAATGATTTTTTACTTTTTAATTTTTCATTTGTTAAAGCAGAACGTAACTCGGAAGTATTTTGTGTTAATGATTTCTTTTCTGAGAGATAGTTATCGCGGTTTTGTTCGTATAAATGTTTTTTGGTTTCTAGAGCAGCAATACGTTGTTCTGTTATTGCTTCTTTATTTGCTGTGGTTTGGTAAGCAGCAGATAAAAAACCATAAATACCAGCCGAAGTTATTAATACTAAAACAATAGCGGCTATTGTTAAATAAGTACGTAATACTTTGTTTAATTTACCCCAATATTGGTAAAGTAATGATGCTGTGACGAGTTTGGCGATTTCTAAAGATCCAGCCATTATACCCACAGCAAATGCGGCCCCCGCAAATAATTTAATTAAACCACTAACACTGTAAAAAGCAGCAGAAGTGCTTACAGACAAAGCTGAAAGCGCTACTATTGTTGGGAATATAAAGGGTTTTATTTTATTCATTAATGTCTGTGATTATAGTAATTGTGTTGGCAATTATAATAATGACGAACATGATGTGTGTAATATGGTCTAGGATAATAAGATACACCATAATATACATTAGGTTGTATATGTGGAGGTTCTACCATTACACATGAAGAAAATGTAATTAAAAACGATATAAATAATAAAACGTATTTCATAATTTTTTATTTTAATAATTTGTATATTTCCAAATAAATTTATATCCTATTTTTTGTCTACCAGCGGCACAATCTTGAATACATTGACTTTTACCATTAAATAAAACCCTACCAGCTTCAGCACAACTTTTCCACTCTTTAATAAAATTACCTTTTAAATCATATTGTAATACTGGTTTAGATCTACTAGGATGATTTTTCTTTTTTAGAGAAATTAAAGGATTAGGTCCTATTCCTTTTCCTTTTCTATTATTTTTTTGTTCTTCTGTCCATTTATATCCTTTTGATCCTGTTGTTTTCCAAGTAATATTCCTATTTTTAAAAATTTGTTTTTGTTTATATTTTTGTTCTTTAGTCCATTCGCTACTACCACTTCCTCCTTCTTTTTTGATATTTTGAACATCAAATCCCCAACTGATAAAACTTTGAATCCACATAGTTTCAATAGGTTTCCAATCTTTATGGTTTAATGAATCTATTTGATCTATAATAGTATAATCAATATTTTTACCATAGGTTTTTTTATGTATTGATTTTCGCTTATACTTATTTTTTGTTTTTCCTATATAGACTTTATTAGGATTATCAAAACAATTTTCAACCAAATAAATGTATGTAATATTTATCATCGTATTTTGTTATTTTAGTCGATAATAAATATGTAAAAGGAGCGCTTTTTGGCGCTCCTTATTTATTATTTTATTAAAGAATAGTATTCATTAAAGTGTCTTTGTCTATCTTCAAGACCTAAAACACCACCATTTACTTTTTTAGTAACTTTAGTGACTGTTGCTTCGTTAGCACCTTCGTCAGCTATTTTATGTAATCCATTTTTATGAAAAAACCAAGCAGCAGAGGCTAAAGGATATTTAGTTGCGATTAAATCTGGATTAGTAACGCAATCTTCATTTATTTCTTTACTAAAAGCAGCATAATTTTCTTTACCAGTTAATTGAATAAATCCACGACCATGAAATTTCCAACCATCACCTGATGTTTCAGGACCATTACCCATACGATTACCATAAACTAAGTTAGCTATTTTTTCAGGTTTACGTTCATATAAAGCTGCTTTAGCGTCATCAGGAAAATATTTTCCAAAGATGCTACGTAAACCTTTAGCTCCATAATTTAGGTTTTCATTTAATGCTTTAAAACCACCTGATTCATGACCTGCTTGAGCTAAAAAGTGTGCTAAGCGTAATGGTGTATTTAATTCAAATTTCGCGATTGTATCCGGTAACATTTCAATAACCGAATCAGGAACGTGTCCTTTTAGTTTTTGTAAATCCATTTTATTTGTTTTTTATTTATGTAATTCTGTTTGTTTAAATCTTACCTTTATTTTAGGCTCATATCCTTCTGGGAGTTTATTTTCGTATCCTTCAAATTTGCTGTGTTCATCATCATAATCTAGTTCAAAAGTAAGTTGAGTTAGATTCATTTTAATTTGTGATGTTGTATTCATTCCATATTTATTATCTGTTCTATAAGGATTATTGTAATTATCTGTTGTTATAGATTTAGACAATACAGGAAGAATTTCATTTTCATTTTTTATGTCTTCTAACTCTTTTTGAGCTATTTCTTTTCTAGAAATAGATGATGCTCTTTTAGGTCCACTAGTGTAACCTGCATCTTTATAGTGTATTCCATGATTTGTTCGTACTACTACTTTAGTGTCAGGTTTCATTTTTGTAATTACAGGTAAATGTTTACTTGTAAGTTCAACGATAAAGGTATATTTAGGATTAGAAACTATAGTTTCACCTTTAATACCTACTTCTTTTGGGTCTTCACCTTGGTATGATACTATAGAACGAACCGCCTTAGATAATTTTTTGTTAGCTAAGGCGTGTCTTATTTTCATACCATCATATGATGGAGAAGCTGTTTTTTTCTTATCATTTTTTTCACTACTTTGCATAGTGCCTTGAGCTTCATCTTCAGCCACCATTAATGAAGCATTTATAATACCTATACCATACTCATTCATACCTTCAGAGTAATCGGTAATTTCATCATATAGATAACAAACTTCTATATCGTCTATTAACTCATGAATAATTTTAATAGTAGGATCATAAGCGCGATCTCTATTTTTAGCTAAAATTTTGTCATTACCGAGTTTAATAGCTGCTACAACACACTCATTAAGTGTTGATTTATTTGCTATACTCTTTAAGATACTGGTTAGTTTTATCATTTACGCTTCTGTTGATGTTTCTTCTGGGGTTGGTGTTTCAGCAGGAGCAGCTGGAGTAATTGGGTCTGGTTTCTTTGTAGTGAATTTATCTAAAGTATCAGCACCCATACCAATTGCTGTTATAACTAATACAGCGTTTACTAATTCTGGAGCTGGTTTAAATTCTTCATGTGTGTAACTGTTTAATGTCATAGTTACGCAAAGAAATAAAGTGCCAATCACGGCCACTACTGGTTTTACTGATGTTGATCCTCTTTCATCTTTGAAAAGATCAATAATCCATTGTTTAAAGTTCATAATCTGTTTTGTTTTTGTTTGTTATAAATATTATAATTTTCCGGAAGCATCGAGTATTGATTTCTTTAATGCATTACCTATTGTTGTATTACTAAATGGTATTTTATCGTCATTTAATTCAATAAGTATGTAACCTGCTTTAGTTTCAGATTCACCTAATCCTTCTACAACTTTATCGCCAAAATACATTCTAGTGTAAACTTGTGTGGTTTGTTTGGCTTCTCCGGCGCCTGCTATTTTAAAATTGCTTGAAGGCATACCTATTTTATATATTTCTATTTTAACCGAAATTGCATTAGAATCACAAAGTTTATATTTTTCTGATAATATTTCTTCAGTTATTTGTTTTACACCTAAAAGAACACTTCTGGTGCCTATTTGTTTAACTTTTTTGTTACACCAAACAGAATCAACTCTTACACATTGTCCAAATGATAGAGTAGGAATTAACATTAAAGCGAATAATAATTTTTTCATATTTTAATAATTTACTTTTCCAGAATAACCTGGGGCTATTAGATAATAATTTGCAGTGCCTCCACTTGTTGCTGGTGATATTAAAATTTGAGTTACACCAGGATAAGTAGATTTTAAATTTGATGTTGTTGAGGTTATAGAAGTATATTGAGACGGAGTAAATAATCTTGAGGTAAATGAATTTCCCCAAGTAGAAAATCTACCACTTTTTTTACCTGCTATATAATACAAATCTGATATTGTAATATTGTTAGTACTATTTAAATCATATAGATAATAATGTAAACCATTTAATATTGTTTTATTAAGTA